TGTTTTTGTCGCAATCTCGTGAGTTACTGGAGATCAACTGGTTCCCGTATGTGTCCACTAAGCAGTGGCACACTAACGTACTAGTCTCGACCTACTGGAACTACGAGCTATATGACGCTATTACAAAGGTCCAACGTCTCTCTGTTGACGAGTTGCTAGAGGTAGATCTAGAGAGTGAGATCTATCCGGCTGCACAAATCTACGGAATCTGTGAACCTCTAAAAGTGAGGATTATCTCGAAGGGTCCGGGTCTGCTTTACTGGCGGTGTAAACCGTTACAGAAGCGTATCTGGTCGATACTCAAGAGTTTCCCGCATTTCCGCCTTATCGGTCGGCCAATAACCGGCTCAGATCTGGTAGAATCTTCAAGAAAGAGGTACATGTGTTCTGTCGACTATAGTGCAGCTACCGATGGTTCGTCGGGGCATCTCGGTAGACGGATCTTGGAGGCAGTGCTCTATCACCGCGATTGTCAGTTGCCATCTGAAGCAGTGGAGTCTGCGTTGGCTGCGTATGGTTTCCACCATTTGGAGTATCCGGACCAGTCAAGAGCGATGCAGTCTAACGGTCAGCTTATGGGTTCAATCATGAGCTTCCCGATTCTGTGTTTACTCAATCTCGCGACCCTACGATGTGCAGAGGACGTTACAGGTTTCCACCCTGACGATCCACTCATCAATGGCGACGACATGTTCTACTCTTGCGATGACTTTGCCTTTTGGGAAGTACAGTGCATGGCCGCCAAGGCGGTTGGCCTCGAGACTTCACTGGGCAAGGCGTACATCAGTGAACACTGTGCCAGCATGAACAGCCGAGCGTTCCACCGTGGACGTGATGGCCATACTGTGGTTGTAGACTACTTTCCGGTAGGTCTCCTACATGGCAAGCACAAGGTGGGCTGTGCTGACACAGAGGAATCTGGTGAACGTGAAAATAGCCTCGCTTGTTGTTGGAACGTTATTGAGCAGGGTGCTCTTCAATCTATGAAGGCACTCAAACGTTTCTTGACATACAACAAGACAACACTCCAACGAGAGTGTCGAGGTCGCAACCTTTTCCTCCCCGAATGGCTCGGGGGCCTTGGCCAAAGAGCGCCAAATGGCTATACGATGATGGTGACGCCCTACCAGAAACGGGTGGCTTTTGATCGTATAAGGGAGTACTGCTCGTACACGCATTCTGTC